TTGGGGGCCGACTGCGCCCCAGCGGGCAGCGGCGGATCGTTGCGGACGCGCGCCGGGATCGCGTCGAGCGCCGGAAGCCCGGCCGTCTGTTCGAACAACGGTGCCGTCGTTTCGAGGCGCTGGCGCTCCGCGTCGAGATTGCGGTTCGCGTCGCGGAACACGTCGAAGCCGTCGCCGTGGCGACCGTGCAGCTTGTCGATATTCATTTCGCCGATCGCGTCGAAGTTCGTGTTCAGCCCGCGCAACTGGCGCGCGAGATACCACAGAACGTCGCCGCTTTCTTCGGCCACGTTCACCTTGTCGAACTTGTCGTTGTTCAGACGCCCCAGGAGAACTTCGGCCATTTCACCGGCTTCGGTGATGACGCCGACGATCCCGTGAAGGATGTTCAATTCGTCTTCGCCGACGTGCTGCGGATCGAAAACGACGGCGAGGCTGTTAGCCCGCAACGGCGCTTCCAAATGCAGGTCCGCCGGAAGCTTGCCGCGAAACAGCAGCTTCTTATAGACGTTCATGTCTTCGGCGTAGCCGATGATGTTGTGGAGCGTCCGCTTGAAATCGTCCATCGGGACGTTCTGCGAATTGAAGATCACGGAACACGTCTTATCGGCCGCGCTCATGTAGTCGAACGGGATCAGCGGCCCGCCGTCCTCGCCCTGCGGCCCGTTCGCCATCTTGGCCAGGAAGTCGGCCTTCTCGGGATCGCCCGCGTCGGCGATATGCGTCGGAACCTTCGTGTCGCGATGCACGAACAACACCTGTTTGCCAACGGCTTCATAGGTCATCGGTATTTCCCTTCGTTGTAAAAGTCTTCAGGTTGCGGATTGAACAGGCTCGTCTTATGGAATGTTCGGCGCAAGTGATTGCAACCCTTTTTCCAATAAAACTTTAGCGCGTCTTCGGCTTTTTGTTGGGCGTCAAGTTTATCTTGAATTCGCCGTCCGCGAGCCTTCGACGCGTTGTAATTCATCGATCCTTGGGTTTCATGGCGGTTGCGATACATTGCCCGGTCCTTCCATTTCAAATTCCGAACGCAACGCGAACGATGATGAAAAGAAAGAGTGCAAGCGAAACGATAATATAAATCATCAATCCGCGCGGCTCGCCTTCGATCCCGGTTCCGTTACAAGACGTGCAGTACGGCGAACCGCCTACACTGTAGTTATAGCCGGTTCCGAGACATTGCTTGCATTGCTTCGTCTTCACGGTTTCGCTCCCTTCCGAACAGCTTCGATGTAGGATTGAACTTCGCGTGCGGCTTGATCCCAGGTAAAGCAAACCGACACGGCATAGCCGGAACGGCGAAGGTACGCGATTATTTCGTCCTGCGAACTCGACGTGCTACCCTTCCTTCGACCTTCCGACTTGTCGCGTTTCATTTCAACGTACAAACCGGCGTAGGTGATTGCGTAACCCGAACCGACCAATCCCCACATTGGCAGGGGCAGGAACGTGTCGGGAATTCCCGACTTGACGCCTTCGGCCTTCAGCATGGCCCCGCGAATCCCGCGCGCCTTTGCATCGTCGCCGCGACTGCCACCGTTCGGGATCGCGTGATACCACTTCAGTTCGGGCACCGGCTGATCGTTCGTGCGGCTCGACTTGGCGGCTTCAAGCCCCATGCCGTTCGCCCAATCCCAGGCGACATTGAAGCCGAATTGCTCCGCGACCATGCACCACGCGAACAACGCGCGTTGCTGGCCGTGTTCGCTTCCCGACTTCGCGAGTTCGGCCGGGGTCATCGCGTGCTGAATCCGACAGTGCGACCGTCGATCTTCGAAATAGGGAACGATCGAGCCGCGTTCTTATCCAGACACGTTCCACGAAGGAACCACTGATCTTCGGGATAGAACGCGTTATGGCCGAAGTCTAATCCGATGAACTGCACATGGCGGAGTTCGGCCTTGCCTTCGTCGTTCGTATATTCGAACATGACGACGTTGCCGGGCATTAAAACTTTCATATCGGCTTCGCTCCTAGTTCGGCGCAAACCCTGCGGATATCGCGGGTGTGGCGCTTCGGGCCGTGGATCGCATCGCCCGTGGTGCGTGGGCATACGACGAAGCGGGTTTGACCGCCATAGGCTAAGACGACGTGCCGATGCCGGTGGCAGTCTTCGATGCGCTCGACCGTCACCCCCGGCCAGCGGCGGAGTTCGCGCTCGCGTGCGGCGTCGTGCGCGGTCGTCCTCATGGATAGTACGGCTTCGATGCGCGGAAGAACTTGCCGATCGACCGCATTTCGTCATCGATCGAATTCAGCATTGCCGCCGTTTCGTTTGCAACAGTGAGTTGCATAACAATGATGCGCTGTTCGACCGGAAGTTCGCCGTATGTCAGCCCGCCTTCAGGAACGCCGATCGTTCCGTCGGTTAGCGCCGCCGTCATCGCGTCGAGTTCTTCGCGCGGCGGGACACTCACTTCGCCTTGTCCCGATCGGGAACGTTCAAGCGCGCCTTCTCGGCTTCGGCTTCTTCGATCGTGTCAAACGGGCCGTAGCCGGGCAGCGACTTCATGTTGGCGTCGTACATGAACAAGTTCCACTTGTTCGACTGCATCCTGATCCGGCACCATGCCGGTTGCGCGAGGCTCATAAATTATCCTTTACAAACGCTTCGAGTTCCATCGGAAGTTGCGTTGTCGGCGCGTCGCCCTTGTAGCTTCGAAGCCCGAACTTGCGAAGGTGACTTTCGGGAATCTTATTGCCGCCGTACCAGGGCGGGCGCTCGACTTCCTGCCCCCACTTATTTCGCATCGGGCTTCGGCATCGACGCCCAAATCGACGCGATTGTCGAGCCGGTCATCATTAGCCGTTGGAATCGCGTCAACACGGGTTCGCCGTAAGGCTTGCCGTCGATCGTGATCCGGTTCAGGCTTTTGTCGAAGCCGAGTTGCAGTTTCAAATTCCCCATTTGTTCGGTTCCTTCTTCGGCGCTTGGCCCCAACCCTGCGAAGGGGTTTTCACGCGACCTTCGTTAGCAAGCTTGGCGAGTTCCGCCAATGCTTCGTCCTTCGTAAACTGAAATTCTTTTTTCGGCACGTCTTCATTTGCAACGTTCGGCTCGCACTTGCAAGCCGACTTTGCGAAGTCGCACACGCCACAGAATTCGACCGGCTCGGGCACGGGCTTGCCCCAGGCGTCGCCGACCTTCTGCCGGGCTGCGATCGTGGCCGCTTCCGTCGTCTGCCGGCCCCAGGCCGACCGCCGGGGGCCGCGCTCGGGTTCGGCGGCGGCGCGCTCGGCCGCGAGGGCGACGTAGAAGGACAGCCCGACCGGCTTCCCCCAGCTATCTTCCTTCGGGCGCTCGACTTCGTACCATTCGGCTTCGACTTCGGCGTCTGTCGGCTTCAGGTCGCATTGCGATCGGTTCGGCTCGTCTTCGACGCGATCGACTGGCCAGCATCGCACGAACCCGCGCGAGAACAGGTGTTCGACATAGCCGCCGGGCGGCATCGTGTCGCAACGAACCCTCCCGCCTTCGACAGCGAATGCCAGGGCTTCTTCGTATTTCATTTTAGAACTCCCGAATAAATTTCGTGGAGCGTGCAATTATTCTTTGCATCGCGTCGCCAAACGACGGTGTTGTAAAGAAGAACAACGGACCAAAACGTCACGCCCGGTTCGGCGTCTGTATTGAGTTCGTTGACGTGCCTCAACAACTTATACAAACTGTCGATCTTAGGCGGCGTATGCCGAATTGGGCCAAGTTCCGATGTGTCCAACTCTTTCATTTCGGATGCGCCTCCCATGACGGCCAGCGTGCGCCGCACGAACAGGCCATTTCATCGCCTTCGCGGCGGGTGCGGTGATCGTCCGCGCGCTTCGTGACGCCGTTCAGCGTTGCCTTGCGCGTCCGGTCGCGGCTAGCTTTGAAATACTTGTTCACCGCCCGCCACCGCAAAATTCTTCGGGCGGGGTGTAGTCCGACCATGCGCGTTCTAGGGTGTGGCCCATTAGTAGAGGGCGATCATGTGTCACGACGTTTTGCGCGCAAGCCTCGAACCCCGCCCGGAACGCGTGCTCACCGATTGCAATTTCGCGATCCGATTGCTTATCGGCTTGGTGAACCATTGTGAGATAAGCAAGGATCAGCTTCGGCGTCGTCATTGATAAATTGTCGTCGCTATAGACTTCGTGATCGCAGCCGTTAATTTCGAAATTAGATTGCCCGTCGATCTTAAAATAATGATCGCCGTCGATTTTGAAATTGAACGGCAAACGATCCCATAATTCGAAATCAATACTCATGTCGATTTCCTCTACAGCGTTTTGCACAGTTCGAGGGCTTGCGTTTCGCTGAAGCCTTCGGCGACGTATGCCAGGAAGATCGTCCGCTTGGCGTGCGCGATATCGCCAGCAACCTTCGCAGCCGACGCCCATACTGCGGCAAGATCGCGAACGCCCTGGGGAATGTCATCGCGCGGCATTTCGGTGCGCTTCGGTTCGTCGGCCATCATCAATCCCTCCAAGTTCGAACGTTGCGAAAGCTTTCTATCATTCGAGCGCATTCGACGCAAGTTACAACGCGAATCTTCGTCGGCTTCCATTCGTAACCGGGTTCGTCGCTGTTAAGGTCGAACGCGTCGCCGCAAATCGTGTATTCGCCAGCGATCGGATTAAGAACGCAAATTCCCTTCGGCGTTTCCACGAATTGCGTTTCGCGTGACATATCAGCCGTTCCCCTTGACGAGCGTAAGGGCGAAAGCGCGGGCTTGCTCGGGGAATTCAAAACGGCGAACCGTTTTGTCTTCGTGCGTCACAAGTTTGCCGTCGTTCGCAACGGTGAACGTGCCGAACGTGTCGGCATGAACGAACAAGTTCGAATGTTCGATGTTCTTCCACATGGCCCGCGTCGTCTTAGACAACGCGGGTTTCGTGTAGCGCCATCCTGTTGGATTGGGCATTTCGCGTTCCCCTATGCGCTGCGGATCGAACCGTCTTCGCCTTGGATCATGGTCTTCGCGCCCAAGTCCCGAACGGCTGCGATCATCGCTTCGGCATGGTATTGCGCGCCCGTGGCCAGAAATTGACTGCCCACAATGGCAGCTTGGACGCCGATCATCGGTTTGTCCGCGATTTCGATCCCCAAGCGAAGGCTTTCGATCGCCTTGTTCGCCGCGTTGACTGCGATATCGAATACCATGTCAGCATCGTTGTCGCTGAAGCCGACAGTCTTCAGGCCTTCAACGACGCGAGCCTTGTCGATGATTTCGCGATGATCGAACGCTTCTTCTCGAATGAACATCAGCCGATCCCCAGGATGTACGTCACACCGTCGTCTTCGCTGATCGCGACGACTTGCCACACGCCGTCGATCTGGCGCGGCTCGATCTTGTCGATACCCGCGACCTTCCCCGTGGAATGCGTGATCGTGATGCGGCCCCCTGCGCGCTTGGCGTACCATTTGAGAAGCGTAGGCAATGTTCGTCTCCGGTTGTGTCGATCGGCATTTGGCCAAAAACCGATCGGTTGTCAATAGTTCGACCCGCAATTTTTTGGCCATCAATCGATCGGAAATAGAACAGTTGGAAAACCTTCGGATACCATTTCGGAAGCGTCCGCGACCGGCCGGTTTCCCTATTGGGGGTGTGGTGGGGTCCAATGGTTAATATCGGTTAGGGTTAAGATTTGAATTCGCCTTCAGCTTGATAATATGTATTATGTTAAATTTGAACATTGGGTATGGAATACGAAAAACCCGCCTAGGATCGCTCCTAAGCGGGTTTCGCATTGATGGGCAGGGGAACCCCTGGAATGCTACATCAGGCGTTCCAGGCTTTGCAATGCGCGCTCTATGCGATCGGCATAGCGTCGAGCCTTCCCCTTGTCTTCACCGCTCGGAAGGCTGTCGCGAAGCGATGCCATCGCCTCATGTAACGTAGAGAGTTCGCCATGCAATCGCTTGATGGCATCATCGGCATTCGAAATCGTCATATCGCTAACTCCTAGCATGGAATGCCCACAGTGGAGCGGCGCGCTCGCGCTGTCAACCGTTCGAGACGAATTCGGAATGGAATTCGTGGTAAACGCCGTTTTAAGGGGTTTAAAGGGGAGTTGAGAGGCTAAATCATTAGAAAGTAAGGTGTTTTAAGGTTTAAATGTTTTAAGGGGGACTAGGGGGTATTTGGCCAAAAAGAGATCGGCAGAAATCACCCGCCAGGAGGGGGAGAACCCCTTAAAACGCTTAAACCTTAAACCCCCTTAGTTTTCATACACTTAGCCCTTTAACACCCGCTCAACCCCCTTTAAAAACCGATGTCGAGCGACCAAACCGAAGCCAAATAGCGCAAACGGAAGCAATTCCTTAACTTTTCGGTTTTCCAGTTGCCGAAAGCGTCGAATTCCAATTAGTCGCATTCCAGCGAATTTTGTTGTTGACAGCGGAACCGAACTCAATCAAAGAACGTTCATACAGACAACGCATCTAGGAGTTAGATCGATGGCTTATCAAATCGGCGATATCGTCAAATATGCAATCGGAACCCCTGCCAATCCCGAGTTCGTGGAGGCTAAGGTTTTCGCGAAGTTCGGCAACAAAATCTCAATCGATCATCGCACGTTCGCCAAAGCGCGCACGGTTTCAATCGACAGCGCGAAGCTTTTCGGAAAGGTGTCCTAATGGCGTGGTTTCAGGTTTCCAAGTCGAACAACGGCAAGGCATGGCGCGCGGAAATCCGCCGCCCGAACGTTTCCGCAACCGTATGGGAACTGATCGCGCCCGATGCCGAATTCCGCACGGCTGGCGAAGCGCGTGCCGCAATCGAAGCGCGTTATAATGTGGGCAACTATTGGCAGCGCAACGTCGGGCGAGGCTCGACGCATTGGAATGCCGCTACGAACGGCGCGCGAAGCAATGACGCGTTGCCGGTTCGATTCATCATCGATGGCGCTGGCGAAGTCACCGCGATCTTTCCGACGCTATGGGGTTCGCAAACCGATAACGTAACCTGCTATGCCCACATCGGCCAACATGGCGTGGCAGATTTGGATTACGCGAACTCGCGCAATCATCGCGACGCGACAGCGGACGAGCGCGCCAGCCTGGAACGCGAGTTGCGCGGCATTTACGAAACCGGCCCTTGCGCCGAGTTCCGCACGCTATTCGTCGTCAATAACGCCAATCGCGATTGGATGCGGATCGCTCGCGCGCTCAATTATTCGGGCGGATATTAACAGTTCCTTCATACCTGAAGGCTAACCCGAACACATCAACCCGCTAGGAGATAGCATCATGTCGAATTCTGATCCCATCGCTGTTACGCTCGCCGATATCGAAACCGCGCTTGCGGCCGGTTCCCTATGGGTTGCCATGAACAACGGCAGGTGGTGGAACGCGCGGCGCAATGGTGCGACCAAAACCTGGAAAACTCGCCCGAGCGAATTCCATGTGCCGATCAAGTTCGGGCTGCGCGGAACCGCACGCCTTACCGAAACCGATGCGATGCGTTCGTTCCCATCGCTGTTCCTGATTTCGAAAATCGATCCGAACAACGCAAAAAGGCGTTGACAGGCAACCTTCGCGCGCGTATCGCGTTGATATCGAAACCCGCTAGGAGTTAGCGACATGCCGCACAAATTCACTCAATCGGAATGCGAAAGCGCGTTCCTGGCGAATCCTATCCTATGCGATTTCATATCGTGCGCGCTTCAGGATGCCCAATTGACTGAAGCCGATGAGGCTTGCATGGAACAACGCGACAAGCGCGACAGCGGCACCATCTATACGCTTCCGGCTGAAACGTTCCTGAAGCTTCAGACTATCGCCGCACGCTTCGCTGTCGAATGTTTCGAACACATCGAAAGCGCAACCGATCTAGAGCCGGGCGATGACGGGTTCCGATACGCTAAGGAATACATGACGCATAGTCGGATCGGCTCGACGCTATGGCTAGCGGTCACGGGTTCGGGTGTCACCTTTACCGATGACGGCAGCGCGCCTTGCCTGATCGCAATGGCCGATTGGGCGAACGGGTTGCACGTCGAATCGCTTTATTTCGGCGATGATGGCGAAATGTACCTGATGGGCAATTGACAGCGGAACCGAAACCCGCCACGAACGCTATATTGAAACACGCTAGGAGTTAGCACAATGCCTTATGACGCAACCGCACACGCCCGCGAACTCGCCGCCGATCAGGCGCGGCTCGACGCGATCACTGATTGCGTTAAGGTGGAGTTGCAAAAACTCGGCATCGATTGCGCGCTTGATGTTGCCAAATCGGAAGGCAATCCCGACGCGCGGTTCATCCGTTGCAATGACGCGCGCTTGAACATCCGCGCATCGTTCATTCGCTATGGTGCGAATAAGGGCCGGATCGATTGGCAAGGCTATGCCCACAGGCGCGAGTTCCACAGATCGGACGTTCCGCACCTGGGCGAAACCACAAGCGCGCCCGACGCAACCGCGAAGCGTATCGCTAAGGCTATCGCGTCGCGCATCATCGAACCTGCCAGCGAACCCGTCGCGAAATACAATGCAACTGCCGATACATGGGACGCGCATCGCGCCGAACTCCCTAAGCATGTCGCAACCGTGCGCGCTATGGGTTTCGACGTGCGCGAGCCGCAGCCGGGCGCAACTGAAGCCGATTTCTACCTGTCAGGCTTGCGCGGCATTAGCGGTTCGGTTCGCATCAATTCGAACGGCGGCGCATATCTTGATCGCGTTTCGCTTGATCCCGAAACCGCCCGCGCCGTTCTGGAATTCCTCGCAGTTCGCCCGAAAGGCTGAAGCATGATGCATCTAACGCAAGGCGCGATTGTGACGCGTCGAACCGCCCGCTACATCATCGCGGATTGTTTCAACGGCTCGCATCGAATGCCGTTGAACCACGGCATGAGTAACGCGCACGAACACGCAACCGCCGCCGCGATGCTAGTTCGCAAACTCGCCCTAGCCTGGATCGGAAAGCGTGCGCCCGAGCGCGAGCCGATCAACGCGCCCCAATGTGGGCAATGGATCGCGGGCGATGCGCCAACCGGATCGGGTTACGTGTTCGTCCACGCGGGCGAAACCAATCGCACAAGCGGCCTGGAACCTAGCGGGTTCGTTCAGAATTGCGAAACCATGTTCGGAAAATAATCGCAAAGCGCGGTCGAATGTCTATTGACGTTCGGCCGCATTGCGCTATCTACAACATATCGAAACCGACTAGGAGTTAGTCACATGCTAGACGCCGCAATCATCGCCATTCTACAGGTCGCAATCGCCGCGCTTTTCGTCATGCTCGCGTGCGATGCCGATCGCATTGGCGAAACCTGCCGCAACCTGTTTTCGTACAAGCGAAACGGCGCGATCCGGTTTTTCCGCATCGGCCGCGTTTCGGGTTCCTTTTGCATTCGGAAGGCTTGAACGATGACAACGCAAATTCAGGATCAGAACGGAAACGTTATCGCCCGCTCTAAGAACTTGCGCGGAATTTTAGATCGCGCTCGGCGGTTTACGGTTGATGAAGTTCATTGCCATGAACTTCGCCCGTTCGCTTCCGATCTGCCGGAATATAGCGTCGAGTTCCACTATTCCGATAAATCAATCGGGTTCGCAACGTTCGCCAGTTGGCGCGTTCTGGCGCAATTCATTCGCTCGCGCCGTTCCTGGCGCGTCAACCGAATACTAGGGCATAAACCGTTCCTAGCGGAACTCGCGACCTACATGGCCGGGCAACCGCATTAAGCAATTCGTAACGGGTTCGGGTTAAACCGAACCCGTCAACGCATTAGGAGCGCGCGCCATGAACCCGACTGATTACGTTTCGACGGCTGAAGATATTGCGAACGAAGCAACACGGCTGGCATGGATCGCGAAGCGCAACCGCCGCGACGTGGCGGCGCTATGTCGGCGACGTGGAAGCCGATCGCTTGCCTAGAGCCAATCCAACCCGAACCCGAACCTTGCGCCTCCTAGCAATCCCGCTAGGGGGTTTTGACGTATGAGAGGAACCGACATGGCAACGTCACAGGAAACCGCCGACAAGCTTCTAGCAGCCGATCAGGAAAAGCGCGCTGCCGCTCGACGCGACGCGCTGCCGCACCTGATTGTGACGCGAGGCGATGGCGTCGCGCTGCCGGATCAACCGGCCGCTGTCGCCGCGTTCATCGATCAGGCAACCCGACGCCAGCCCGAACCGGAAACCGCTCCACAGTCGAGCCTAGGGCGGGTTGTTCGCGCGCCAGGATATGACGACGTGCCGCGCATGGTTCGCGAAGCCTTGCGCCGCGCTGCCGACCTAGCGTTCGAACGTCGCGACGCGCCCGGCTCTATCGGGTTGCGGTTGGCGTCCGAGCGCGCGGACGATCAGACGTTGCGCGATCTTCGCGCCTACCTGCGATGAATGGTTAAAATCGGGTTAAGGTTAATTCTTCATGCACGATTAAAGCGAATTAACCTTAATTCGACGTAAATCCTAAACAGGTTCGAAACCGTATGCGGGGGAGGGGCGGCCCCCTATCCGTGTTTAATGTGACGGGGGAGGGCCGGGCCGGTATCCGTGTTTAATGTGACGCGGGTTCGACCAGGGCAGGGCAGGACGCCCATCCGTGTTTAATGTGAGAAGGGGAGGCGACACCCATCCGTGTTTAATGTGAGATTAGACGAAGGTTGACGGTCGGCCGATCGTATAGGCTTTCGCCAGAATTCCGTAACGATCCTTCATCTGTTGCTTCGGGATTTCGCGGAGTTCGTCGCCGTCGAGCAACACGGCCATTGCACGCTTGATCGAGTTCGATGCGCCGAACTTGTCGTTCTTAAACGACGCCATGCCGAACAGCCGCTTCGTCAACGACGATCCCAGGATAACCGCGTCGCGGTGCATTTCGAGGGGCATCCCGTACTTCCCACACACTTCAGCAGGTTCGCGGAGCCATTCGGAAATGACGCGGATCATGTCGGTTAGCTGTTGAGATTCGCCGCCCATGACGCCAGCGCCAACGGCTCCGCTTTCGAACTTTTCGATGATGCGTTCGCAATCGCGCACGATGATATCGCACGCCCATTGCGCGCAATCGGCATCGATCACGGGAGCCGCGAAATTGATTCCGACAGCGACCGTCGCTGCCAGCTTCAACGCCTTCAGGTACGCGCGCGACCAAATGTTCTTTTGCAGTTCGCGCGCGTTGTGGCGGTTCTGAAGATCGTCGCACCACAAGTTGAACCGCTTGAACAAGGCTTCGCCCGCTGGGTCCAACTGAATGTTCAAAACTTGCTTCTGTTGCTCCATGATGGCAAGTTGCGTCATCAACTGCATCATGCCTTGCACAAGGCTATCGGGCGCTTGCGCCGACGAATGGAATTCGTTCAGTTCGGGGCGCGGACCTTCATATTCGATCATCGTGAAGCGCGGCAACAATCCTTCATAGACCATGCCTTCGTCCAACGCCTGATAGAAGCGTTCCGGCGTGCTTTCGCCGATCAGCGTGAAGTTCGGCGACGCCACCGCAGCTTGCGACTTGTCCTTATCCGAATATGCGATTGCGCCTAGCGTCTCGCCCGCTCCCGACTTCGAATACAGGTCAAGCAACACCGACTTCAGCGCGGCTTCGTGCGGCGTTCCGCCATCGTCCTTCATCCGCTTCAGGCGCAAGCCGAACTCGCCCGCGACAGATACGAACGACTGCGACTTGCCAAGCCACTTCAGCAACGCGGCGTCTGAACGGATTTCACCAGGGCCGACGTATTTCGACGCGGGATCGCTGCCGTTCGACATAGAGTTGATGATGGACGTAATCTTCGAAATGCCGCGATTGATCGCTTCTTTGCCGGTTCCGGTCGGCGCTAGCAACATGATGTATTGGTTCAGGCCGGTTCCCGAAACGTTGAACTGTCGTCCCGTCACACCGGCCATATAACCGATTGCGCCCGCGAGTGCGATTTCATGTACGGGCCGGGGTGCGACCGCGTAGAAGTAGTCTGCCAACTCGCCGACAAGTCCAGGCGGATTGATGATAGTCGATTTGCGCTCGACACGCTGCCCAAGTGTGGGCATAGCCTTGCCGTCCGCAGACTGCCCGCCCGGTCGGTCCTGTTGGACCCCCGCGTCGCTCGGCTTGTTCGGCGACGCGGGGACAGGCATCGCCTCTAGTTCGGCTTTCGCCGCGCGTGCCAACTCCAAATTTTCGACAACAGCTTCGATATTCACTTCGGGCAACAGCCGGTCGAAGCTGCGATTAATCATGTGGTCGATCAGGTGCGGGCGCTGCGAATACTTCTCGCGCTTCCCCAACTCACTGTAACCGAACACACGCTTAATCTGCGCGCGGTTCTGCGAATAGTACGCGATGATATCGATCATTCCGAAGTCGGCTTCAGACGCGCCAACTTGGTTCGGATAATACTTCTGCCAATCCCCGTTGAATAGGTCGCGAGCCTTCGTGCCGTTGACGGCTGCGAACATGCGTTCGATGACGGTGTTGTCGTCTTCGCGCTGGGGTTGATCGCTTGCGATTTCGATCAGTTCGGCGTTGCCGCCTAGCTTGTCGTACAGTTCGTCAAGCATTTCCTGCCGTTCGGCAATCTCGACGTTGTTGTACGCTTCGCCGGTCATCGTCATGAACCGGAGTTCGGAATAGACTTCCAACTTGCTCCGCCGACGCCCACGGGCCACGCGGCCTTTCACGATGCAATGCAAACCGCGCCCGCTCGGCGACCATTCCGAATAGGAATTCATTGTGTCGTGGATCGACTTGTGCCAGCCGAACAGTTCTTCGTCGCCTTCGGTGTCATCGAAATCGATGAACGTGAACGGATCGTCGGCGGTTAGAATGAACCCTAGACCGTCGTATCCGCCGCGATCGAACGCGGCCAATGCTTCGTCATACGATCCCCAGGACGCGGCGTTCTGAACGGACGCCTTGCCGTTGAAGATCGGCGAGTACGGAACTTTCGTCGGTTTGATCCCGCCCGCGTCTTCGTATTTCCATACGATCCACTGGCGGTAAAAATGCAACGACTTCGGGATACCTGCGAAGTTGTGTGGCACTGTTTACTGCCCACACTTCTTAGCTAGGAAATCGTGAAGGGCTTGCACGTCATGCACATTGAAGTTCGTGCGCCGCTTAGAAATCATGTCGGAAATCCAACCTTCAGACTTGCCGACAGCTTGGGCCATGTGCTTTTGCTTAACGCTTCGGGGCGCTTTCGCAACAAGTTCTAGTGTCCGCTCGTAAAGCGAACCACAAGCGGTTGTGGTTGACATTGGATCGCCCGGTTACGTGATTTGGGCGACCATACCGCCCGAATTTTCTTCTGCAATAGCGAATTTTTCGACTTGACGACAGGCTCGACGCCGGGCAGGAAAGCGGCTGGCCACGTTGATTGACCGGACAGGCCTTAACCAATAGTCAATCCGAAGGCCGGTTCGCATGTCTTCAACACTTGCGAACCGGCTTTTGAAACCGGGCAAAAGGATTCCAGAATGACATGGGGCAGCGCGCCGATCGCGGCAACTCCCGACGATGAACTGTCGCCGGAACAGTGGACGGACAAGCGCGAGGCGCTTCTCCTGAAATGGGATGCGGACAAGCGCGCACTCGAAACCGCCAAGGCGACCGAAATGGAAAGCCGCAAAGCGGTGGCCGATTTCGCCTTCCCGGTCGATACGCGCCTCGCCGGTCGCACGAACAATCAGGACTTGCCGAACGGCTACACGCTGAAGCTGGGCGACAAGCTGAACCACAAGATCACGGCTGATCCGAAGACGATCCAGCAGGTCGAAGAAAAGGTCGTTCCGACCATTTCGAACGAAGCGACGTTCATCTTCGAACGCATCATCAAAATCAGCTATGACTTCAGCGTCGGCGAGTATAACAAACTCGACATGGCGAACCCGGCGCACGTTCTCTTGAAGGACGAAATCGATAAGCTAATCGAAGTGACGCGCGGCTCGCCATCACTCGAAATCAAGCCGCCGAAGGGATCGTAAGATGGCCGCTGTTTCAGTCGTCCTAGTGGACGAAGCCGACGCCGAAGTTGCGAAGATCGAAACGACGTTCGAAGTGGTCGGCGAAGCTGGCGTGATCGAATACGGCGGCGAGTTCTTCACTTTCCGTTCGACGCGCGGGCAGTTCTATTCCATCCCGGTTTTTCAGCGGGTAAAGAAAGTCGAACTCTAATGTCGAATCCGTTCGGTAACATCCCCTTGGGGCAGTCGAAGCCCCAGGGGCAGAACGCCGCGCCCGCGTCCTATCTCGGGAGCATCACGTCGGGCGCGTCGAACACCGGACAGCGCATTGTCGTGTCAGGTGTCGAGAAGGTCGGCAAAACCACGTTCGCGTGTTCGGCCCCGCGCGTTCTCTTGATCCCGCTCGAAATCGGTTACGCGGCGATGACCGTCGCTAAGGTGCCGATGATCGACACATACGAAGGCGTCATGGGGCTTCTGCGCGAAATCCGCAGCGAATGCCAAGCCGGGCGCTTTATCTATCGCACGCTCGTATTCGACAGCGCGACCGCACTCGAACGCCTGATCCACGACGCGGTTCTGCGCCGCGATCCCGCCTACCACAATAAGAACGCCAAGGCGTTGACGATGGAGGCGGCGCTCGGCGGATACGGCAAGGCGTATCAATTCGCGAACGAACTGTTCGATGACTTCACGAAGCTATGCGACGAACTCGCGATGTACGGCGGGATCAACATCGTCATCACTTGCCATGTTTTCGCGGCGAAGGTGATCGATCCGGCTTACGGTGAATATGACACCTGGGATTTGTTGCTGCACTCGCCGAAGAATCAGAAGAACTACGGCAAGCGCGAAATGATAACCCAATGGGCAGATATGGTCGGCTTCCTTCACGAACCGCTGTTCGTGCAGAAGTCGGATGGCGAACAGCTTCAGCGCGCAACTTCGATGAATCGCGGTCGTGTTCTCGCCGTCGATCGTCAACCGGGATACGTCGCGGGCAACCGCTACGGCGTCCACGGACTGATCCCGATCCCGCCCGTAATGGGATGGAATTCCGTCGCGAACGCTATTTACGAAGCGTCCGGTGGCGTGATAGACGTATTCAATCGCGACTAGGATGCTAACTCCCGAAGACATATCGATCCTGAACACCTATCGCGCAATCGGTGATCGATGGACTTCGACGGGGAAACGTATCCTCGAAACGGTAGAATGGTGCATTTCGCATCGCAGCATGAAGGGACTTGAAGAAATGGATTTCGCATTCGATCCAACCGGCATCACGCCCGGTTTCGGCGGTGGCGCGGGCGGGCTTCCTGTCGGCAAGCATCCGGTGACGATCACGAAGTCGGAAGGCAAGCCGACGCGTGACAATACCGGCGGCTTCCTCGAACTCACCTGCACGGCGTTCGACGGCCCGGCGAAGGGCATGTCACAGGCGCTTCGCCTGAACGTCCACAACACGTCGGAAGTCGCGGTTCGCATCGCGAAGGAACAGCTTGCCGCAATCTGCGCCGTCACCGGCGTCGGCCCGTTCCAGAACACTTCGGCGCTGCACGACAAGCCGTTCGTCGTGGAGGTCACTCCGCAGAAGAACGATCCGAAATACACCGAAATCACGGCGGTGTTCGACATGAACGGCAACGAACCGGCGAACGCGGCCCCCGGTGGCCAGCAGCAGAACGGCGGGTTCCAGGGCGCGAACGGCACCGGCACCATTCCGCCGCAGAACCAGGGCGGCGGCTTCGGCGGTGGCCAGCAGCAGGACCAGCAGCAGGGCCAGCAGCAGGGCGGCGGGTTCGGCCAGCAGCAGCAGGGCCAGGATCAGCAGCAGGGCGGCAACGGCGGCTTCGGCGGTGGCCAGGGCGGCAACGGCGGCTTCGGGCAGCAGCAGCAGCAGGGCGGCGGCGCGGGCTGGCAGCAGGGCGGCGGCGCGGCGAACGGCGGCGGCGGTCCCGGCTGGGGCAAGCGGTAACGCGAACTCGGGCGGGGCTTCGGCCTCGCCCACTTTCCGAACCATTAGGCGGAGCGTGCGAATGATTGTCGTCCTCTCGCTCGCACGTTCCACCTAAGAGTTCAGAAATGTTTGATCTAACTTCCGATGTGATCCGCGCCCAAGTCGCGAACCGCATTCATCATGACGTTGAAGCCGCATCGGTTCGGGACTTCGAAGAAGGTCATCGTTCGCACATGGGCGCGTCCATCATGGGCAAGCCGTGCAAGCGACAGCATTGGTCAACGTTCCGTTGGCTGAAGCAAGAGAAGTTCTCGGGTCGAATGCACCGACTGTTCAAGCGTGGGCATCGCGAAGAACCGCATATCATCGAACGACTGCGCGCGGCCGGGTTCACTGTTTACGAACACGATCCCGAAACCGGCAAGCAATTCCGCATCGTCGGAGCGAAGGGCCATTACGGCGGGTCGGGTGACGGCCTGGGATACTGCCCGCCCGAATACGGCATCAACGAAGCAATCGTCTTCGAATTCAAAACGCACAAAGAAAAATGGTTCGCCAAACTGGCGGGCAAAATTCTGGCAAAGACGCCCGAAATTCGGCGCGGCAAGCCCGAAGGCGTGAAGAAGACGAAGCCGGAACATTACGCGCAAATGTGCCAATATGGCAAAGCGTACAATCTTCGCTACGGCCTCTATGTCGCGATCAACAAAGAAACCGACGAATACTATTTTGAATTCGTGGAACTCGATTGGACGCTAGCCGATCGGCTGTTCCGCGATGCCGAATACCTGATCTTCTCCCAGGTGCCGCCGCCGAAGATCGCGGAAAGCATCGCGTTCTATGATTGCAAGTATTGCGTCTATGGCGGCATTTGCCACGCCGGACAGCAGCCCGAAAAGAACTGCCGAAGCTGCATCAACGCGCGGCCGGTGGACAATGGCGAATGGTGGTGCGATTTACACTCGCCCGAAGCGAACTCGTCAATTCCGAACGATACGATCCTAGTCGGCTGTCCGTCGTGGAAGTCGATCGTATGACGCCTGGGATTGGCCACAACGGCGGTCCCGCGATCAACGATCGTTGGTATCAGGAAGAAGCCGTCGAAGCCCTGTTCGACTTCTTCAACGAACACGGCGGCACTAATCCCGATGGAAGCCCGGTCACGGCGAACCCGCTGATCGCAATGCCCACAGGTACGGGCAAATCGGTTGTGATCGCGAAGTTCCTGAAGCGCGCGTTCGAACTGTATCCCGGCACTCGGGTTATCATGTCAACGCACGTCAAAGAGTTGGTCGCGCAAAACGCGAAGGGAGTTCTCCGCGCGTGGCCCGAAGCGCCGCTTGGCATCTATAGCGCCGGGCTGAAGCGCAAGGAAGCCGACGCGCCGATCGTATTCGGCGGCATTCAATCGATGCGTAAGAACCCGGCAGCGTTTGGCTTTCGGGACTTCGTAATCGTTGACGAAGCGCAACTTGTATCGCCGAACGTGGACACGTCCTATTTGACGTGGTTCCTCGAACTAATGAAGGTCAACCCGTACCTGAAAATCATCGGGTTGTCGGCCACGATCTATCGCATGAAGTTAGGGCTGTTGACCAACGGCAATATCTTCACGCACGTTGCTTTTGACATAACGGACATGGACGGCTTTAACCGTCTGCTCGCCGAAGGTTACTTAGCGCCGCTGATCCCGCAGCGCACCGATTTCCAGCTTGATTATTCCGGCGTCGCCATGAACGCCGATGGCGACTTCGCCGAAGGTCAATTGCAAGCCGCGATCGATCAGACGGCGATTACATATCAAGCGTTGAAGGAACTTGTTAGCGCGGGTTGGGATCGCCGTTCGTGGATGATCTTCGCAGCCGGGATCGAACACGCCGAACACATTAACGACATGCTGAACCATACGTTCGGCGTGACTTCAACCGTGATCCATTCAAAGCTGTCGTCTGAAGAACGCGATCAACGCTTGCTCGATTTCAAGCGCGGCAAGTATCGGTGCGTCGTTAACAAAGACGTTCTGACAACCGGGTTCGATCATCCGCCGCTAGACCTAATCGGAATGCTTCGGCCGACCGCTTCGACGCCGCTATGGGTCCAAATGCTCGGGCGCGGAACTCGGCCGTGGAAGGGCGGTTGGCTTGATATCGGAACCGGCGAAATGGCGTTCTGGCCAGCCGCGAAGATCAATTGCTTGGTTCTCGACTACGCCGGAAACACCGCGCGCCTAGGACCGATCAACGATCCGCTAATCCCAGGACCGCCAGGAAAGAAACGCGCACCCGGCGACGCTCCCGTGAAGATTTGCCCGCAATGCCCGACGTACAATCATTCGAGCGCGCGGAACTGCTCGAATTGTGGGTACGAATTTTCTGCCGGATACAGCATCACGCCGAACATCAATGCGACGGCTTCTAGCGACGAACTTATCAAAGCCGGAACTGCACCGATCGTTGAATACTTCGACGTGCAGCGCGTCGTTTACACTCCGCATCATTCGATGCGCTCGGGTAACACAACGATCAAAGCGGCGTATTACTGCAACGGCGCTCAAACGTTCTTCGAATATCTCGCGTTCGAAGGTGTTAAGTCGTTCGCGATCCACAAGGCGCACGATTGGCTTCGTCAACGTCACTGGAACGCCGAAGCGATGATTGGCCAAATGGAAGCTTATTCCGGTCATAAGAACGCTTGGATATTGAACCATACGAACGAATTCCGCATTCCGACAAGCGTTCGTGTTTGGCTTAATCCGTCGAGCGGCAACCCTGTTATTCAGGAAGCGATTTTCTAATGGTAACTCCCCTGAACAATCCTCGCATAAGCGACGCCGCAATCAGCGATATCGCTCGCGAACTTTCGAACCGGCTTATTCCGTCGATCGGCACGCACTTTCGCACTAGCATCAAATGCTGCCCGAACTGCGAACACTTCGAAGGAAGCCCGATCGAAAAGTGCAAGCTGAACGCGATGCGGCCACCGGCTGCGATCATCGCTTTCGGCTGCGAATGCTTCGTCAACAACGACTGCCCGTTCTAGGAGGAATCATCATGGGTTGGGGAACTGAACCTGCAATCGCGATCGACAGCGACGTGAAGATCGCTGATCCGCCTCGCACGTCGCGCAACCCGCGCAAGGCGAAGGCGAGCAAGGCGTCGGAACTGTTGCTTGAAGCGATAACGTTTGTGAATGTCGCGACGAACGACGCGCAAGAGTTCCAGAAGTACGGCCGGTTCGCCGCCGGTTGGCTTGTCGCGTTCGATGGCTCGATCGCGGCCGGGTTCCCGATCGAGGAAGACTTGGCCATCTGCCCACACTTGGCGCGGCTGAAGGACGCCGTAGCGGGCGCTGGGGCCACGCTGGCGCTTACGGCGCATGAGAACGGCCGGTTGGGCGTCAACGGGGCCAAGGCGCGGTTCACGGTCCCGTGTCTGCCAGGATCGTCGCTGTTCCCCGTCATGCCCGATCCCCAAGTGGCGGTCCTGAACGACGCGCTGAAGATCGGCTTTGCTGCCGTCGTCGCGCTCGCGAAGGAAGACGCCGACACGATCCACGAACAGTCCGTGTTGCTCCGCGCGAATACGATCGTCGGATGCAATGGCCAACTCGCAATGGAATACTATCACGGCATCGATTTGCCGCCGAACCTTGCGATCCCGCACAAGGCGGCGAAAGCTATCGCGAAAATGCAGCGACCGCTAACCGGCTTCGGCTGGGATGAAGGTCGAAGCGTGACGTTCTATTTCGACAACGGCGCGTGGATCAAAACGCAAGTCATGGGCGGCGAGTGGCCCGATATCGATAAGGTGTTGGACAGCCCGGCTTACACGACGCCATGCCCCGAAGACTTGTACGAAGCGTTGAACACAATCGTTTCGTTCAGCGACGACGGCGCGGTTCACTTCCACGACGACAAGCTGAAGACGACGTATGGCAACACCGAAGCCGGTGCGGTCCAGGGCGCGGCCTATGACGTGCCGGGGTTGACGAAGGGCCATAGCTTCAGCGCGAAGTTGTTGAAGCTGGCGCAACCGGCCGCAGTCGAAATCGACTACACGACACACGCCGATCGAATGATCCTCCACAACGTTGCGGGCAACATTCGCGGCGTGCTTATGAAGCGCACTTCTTAATGTCCTTCTTCGACGCGCCCCCTGTCCGGTTCGAACCGAAGCCGATCAAGTCAAAGGTCATGCCGCAAGGCGACCTGAAGCGGCTGAAATACGGGCGCGTCGCTCGGGACATTATCGATGATCCGTTTACGCTGCCGGTCGCGTCGGATGTTGTGTTCGACGTGGAATGCCATCCGAACTATTTCATGGTCGGGTTCAAGCATCTAGACAGCGGGAAGTATTTCTTCGCGCATATGAAGCGTGGGCAAGCATTCCCGATTGAACTCGTCCGTCGCGCATTGTTCACGTTTCGGATCATCGGTTTTAACTCGGCGAATTACGATCTTGCCATGCTCGACGCGGCGTTGCGCGGGCTGAATACGGATGAACTAAAGGCGCTGTCCGATGAAATTATCATCGAACAGAAGCGCACGTTCATGCCGAATATCCCGTACAATCATATCGATCTAATTCAAGTCTGCCCCTTGGAAGGTTCGCTGAAGCTATATGCGGCGCGGCTCCACGCGAAGCGGCTTCAGGAACTTCCGATCGATCCGCACGCGGAGTTGACCGACGAACAGATAGACGACACGATTGAATACAACTTCAACGATCTCGATCTAACCGAACTGATCTTCTGCGAACCGAAGTACGGCCTTCGGGCGCACGTCGAGTTGCGCGAGCGGTTGGGCAAAGAGATTGACGAAGACTTGCGTTCGAAGTCGGATGCCCAAGTTGCAGAAGCGTTCATCAACGCCCGGCTGAAGGCGATCACGGGGCGCTACCCTAAGACGCCTACGTTCCCCGAAGATTTCAAGTTCCATTATAAAGCGCCCGCGTGCGTTCAATACGTGAACCCGCAGTTGCGCGAAGCCCTTCGCATCGTTCAGGAAGTCCCGTTCGAACTCGATAGCGGCGGCTCGCCCATGATGCCGCGCGAAATCGCGAAGTTGAAGATCAAGATCGGTGCGTGCGTCTATAAAATGGGCCTGGGCGGGCTTCATTCCAGCGAAAAGAACATCGCGTTCCGTGCTGATGACGATCACGAACTTATCGACCGCGACGTGGTATCGTTCTATCCGTGGTTGATTATCCGCAACAATTGGTATCCCGAACACCTGGGGCCGGATTTCCTTACCGTTTATCGGGACGAACTTGTTCTTCGTCGCATGGCGCTGAAGAAGGTCAAAGACCCGCTAGAAGCCGGTTTGAAGATTGCAATCAACGGAAGCTTCGGCAAGCTGGGATCGGCTTATTCGACGTTGTATTCCCCACACTTGATGATCCAGACGACAATCAGCGGCCAGCTTTATTTGCTGATGCTTATCGACATGATCGAACAAGCCGGTATCCCGATCATGTCGGCGAACACGGACGGCGTTGTGATCCGCTGCCCGAAGAACCGCAAAGCGGACCTGAACGCGATTATCGCAGCCTGGGAAGCGCGCACGCAACTCGAAACCGAAGAAACGCAATACAAGGCGCTGTTCTGTCGCGATGTGAACAACTATATCGCGTTGAAGCATGACGGCACGACGAAGGTTAAGGGTTACTTCAGCGAACGCGGATCGGCGTTGAACTCGCCGCTGTCGAAGAACCCTGAAACGCTCGTCTGTAGTGAGGCGCTTCAACAGTTCCTAGCGCACGGAACGCCGCTGTCGGAAACGATTCGCAACTGCCGGGATGTGAAGAAGTTCGTCGCCGTGAAGAATGTGCGAGGCGGTGGCCACAAGGACGGCTTCTACCTGGGGAAAGTCGTTCGTTGGTACTACGGGATCGGCGAGCGCGGGACGATCAACTATCTGTCGAGCGGCAACACCGTAGGCCTAACCGAAGGTGCAACACCGTTGATGGAAGTGGACGGCATTCCGCACGATCTAGACTTCGACTTCTACGTTCGCCGCGCCGAAACCCTGTTGCATAAGATCGGCTACTACGGGGTCGCGACGCGGCAAACGCAAATGTTCTAGTTACGGGATCAGGAACGCCGTCTGCCCCGCTGCCCAATTCGTCTTTCCTTCGACGGTTAGAAGGTCGGTCCACGTCAAACCGTCGTCGTTCGATCCCTGGAACTTGAAGTCGCGCGGCATGTAATCGGATTGGAAGAACAGCCCGATTGTGATCCGTTTGACGGCGACCGGCTCCGCCAGCTTAAAGCCGATGAAGTTCGGTGCGGGTTTCGTGTCGAACCATCCGTTGCCGTCGTTGTTGTCGAAGACGTTCGACGCGGTGTTTGATCCCGCCTCGCCCGAGAACTGAATCGATTCGCGAATGTCGGTCACATCGGTGCCACCGTCCGCTGCGTCGTAACAGCGGAGTTCGCCCATGCACACCTGGGTCGGGTTGTTACCCGCCGTGATATAGACGCGGTATTGCTTGAAGCCGACGACAGGCGTGTTGATATCGTTGACGAACCCTAGCGGCATATAGCGAACAACCGAATTGGCGTTCCATCCGGCGGCGGAGAAGAAGGTTGTAGCGATTTCGACACCGGGCAGGATTAGCGACTTTTTGCCGTAAGCGACGAACGTTGCCACCGACTGCGCGAAGCTACCGTCAACCCGGTTCGTAACGGCAATGTCTGCGATTTCGACTAAGCCGCCGAAGTCGAGAACAACCGCTCCGGTCAACTGCCCTTGGTACGTCGAGAAAAAAGAACTGCCGTCGTTGTCGAGCGCGTTCGAAAACGGATAACCGCCGGTCCCTACCCCGTCGTGCAGAATTACCGGGTTGGGCAAATCGCTTCCGTTCGGACGACGAAAACGAATGCGGCTAATGCTTCCGCCGTCCGTGTAGTGACTGAAGTTCGTAAGCGTGACGTAGCGAACGCGACGATCGGCCGCGACCGTTCCACCTTCGCCGCCATCGCCCGCGCCGAAGAACGCGAGCAAAGTCTCGGCCGAAACTCGCATAGCGCCCGGCGTGTCGCCCTTGCGGATCAGAAAGATATCAGCCGGATCAATGTCCAAAGCTTCCGGTGCCGTCGTCAATTCAACCATCGATCGAAACTCCCTCGCCGTCCACTTCGACAACTTCGTCGTCAACAGTGATCGTATTTCCAATTAGAACCGGATACAGTGCCGCAGTCAACGACACAAGGCCGTCGCGCTTTGCCCACACTTCGATCGTCGTGCGCCCTTCTAGTTCCGCCGTGAAAGTCACGTCGAAAGTCGTCCCGGCAACGTCGGGTGAAGTGAACCGAACGATGCCGTCTTCGTCCACAAGCTTCACGACGTAAACGGTGCCGGGTTCGGCCGCTTCGCTCGGATCGGCCTCGAACTTCAGCGTGGCGGGGTTGGCCAGCCGGTTGCGCTCGCGCCACGCCAGGGACGCGGTTTCCCCCACGGGGTAGGTTGTGGCCAGGGAGCGCGGTTCGCCGTCCAGCGCCAGGAAATCGGGCGGATACGGGCGATCGGCGCGGCCGGTCCCGACCAAGGCGTAAGCCGTGCAATCCTGAAGCGGGAAAGACCCGGCTCCGGTCACATCCTGAACCTTCACAGAAGCGGGCATGTCTTCGGGAAGGTAGCCGTCCTGTCCTGCAATGAAGAACAGCACATCGTTAGCAACGCCGCCCGTGTACGTCGTATCGACAAGTGCGCGCTGAACATCGTGCAGCTTGAACGTGCCGTCGCCCATGTCTTCCGAATCGCGGAAGTTCATAAGTTCGCCGTTCAGCGTGAACAGGTTGCGGCCGATTGCCAGTTCGTCGTCGTTCGCGACTGTCAACGCCTCTAGCGACCGGATGTTCTTAATGGTGATCGACGCCGCGACGCCAGTTGCGAACCCCTCGAATGTGGGCATGTCTGCCGCCAACATCGCCGTATCGGTGTAGGGTTCGAGCGACAACAGTTCGGTGATTTCGCCAACATCATCGTTCACGACAACGTTGTACCCTAGAGAACTTGCACCCGGCTCGCGTGCTAGGAAGACGACGCCGAACGTGTCGGGTGCAAGCGAATAACCGCTAGCGGCCTTCAACCAATACGGCATTTCGAGAACGCCGACGTTCAACAGCTTCGGGCCGTAGTCGATCGGCGGAATCGGATTGATCGCGGGCGGCGCGTTCACCACGGCGTCGGCGCTGAATTCGTCCTGAACGACTTGCATCGAAATTTCGCCATCGTCCAACGTTCCCAAGCCGAAGCTTCGAATACGCATGACCATGCTTTCGATGTTGTATTCCGGCCAGTTGAACACGAACACCGAACCGGGTAACAAACCCGGCGTGGTGCGGTCAACGATCAACTCGCACTGATAGAGCGGCACGTTCAACTGCGATAGATCGCGTGCGGCGAGTTCATTCGCCAGCGTCGCGACCTTTACGCCGGGATACGACACTTCGTTCGGCGCGATTTTGTTCTGGAACCGGATGTTCGCGAAGTCGTCGGCTTGGGCGACTGTATCGTCTTTGTAAGCCTGATCGCGATCAGTGAACTTGACGCGCACGCGATTGCTAGTTTCGCTCCATAGCTTCTTCGTGAAGTTCGACACGCGGCTAACTTCAGACGGCCCGAGAACCGGCAAATCAGCGATCACGTAGTCGTTGCGGAGCAACTTCAGTTCGAACAGTCCGGTTGACGGATTTTGGAAGATCGTCGCTGCGACTTGGCGCAAGATTTCCTTCGTTAAATCGCCGCCGTTGTTGGCGTTCGACACGACGATCGACATTCCGTTGCCTTCGTTCCGCACCTTAGCGGCGACCGTGCGCCACTGAACGGTGTTGATCTGCCCGGCGTCGATCCCCAGGTTTCCCCAACCGTTCGTGTAAAGATCGTGAAGAATTTCGATAGGGTTTGCATCAAGTCCGTTTGGCATGATGTGCAAGTCGTCGGGCAAACCCAACGAATTCGTGAAGACTGATCCTTCAACAATGATCGGCTCGATTTGCGGCGAGTTGCCGAACCATACGCCGCGAAGAACCAAATGCGCGACGCCGACGTATGCCGGAACCTTCGGGCCGATCTTCTGAATAAGATAGCTATCCTGGGGCTGATCGTATGCGCCGCAGAACAGGCCGATGTCGCCCGTGAAGCCGCCGTTCTTATCTTTGCCGCCGAACAGTTCGGGTCGATCGATGCGGATTACGGTTGCACATTCGCCATCGAACAAACAGCCGTTCCACAGTTCGTATTTACCTGCCCACAATCGCTTGAATATGAAGCCCGGCCCGAGACAAACCGCAAGGTCCATCCCGACGAAATACTGATAGCCGATGATTTGCTTCTTCGAACTGAACAGTCCGGTTTTTACCTTCTTCTTAATCGGCTTCGCTTTGAAGTCCCCGGCCCAAATCGTATTGACGCCTTTGAACTTGTTCGTGCCGTACCAGCGCGGAACCGGCGCACCCTCGCCAGCGCGCGGGAACGCCAAGTCGTTCAGCGTCGCCGCTCGCGCGTTTTCGATCTTCGTTTTCGGCGAAGCGAACGCGGTTAGCAGGAACCCTACTAGAAACAGTGCGGCAAAGAAGAACATTTAGAATTCCCAATGGTACGTGTACGGGAACCCGCCAGCATAGCCGACATTGACGAAAGTTCCGGCCGGGATGCATCCGCAGTCATTGCCGATGGGTCCGTTCGTACATTGCATTATGTCGAAGCGTCCACCTTCGGGTTTGCCGACGTTACCGCAGCTTCCGGTTTGCCACTGAATGACCAAATCCCATTCGCCGTACTCGCGTGCGAAATTAGCGATGAATACGAATTCGCCGCCGGGTCCGCCTTGCATAGACCAAAGGACTTGACCTTGGAACCGCACGTAATCGGGATGCTGATAACCGACGTGTGCGGGATCGTTATAATAATTGGCTTCGCGAATTTCGCGAATTGGATCGTCCGCGTTGCGTCCAATCTCGAATTTGTTCTGGATCGTGATGCCTTCCGGCCCGCCTGGGAACAAGCGGGGGTTCGGCGTGTAATAGAAATTGGTTTTCGCGCCCGAATACGTTGACGGAACGGGCAAACTGATCCAGCCCGAAGGCTGGCGGTCGTCGCACGGATCGGTTCGAACCAACGAAGTGTACGTCGGGAACGGCGCGCAAACGTTGATCGGCAAACAAGTATTGTCGTCTAGCGGAACCACGCTGGGATCAATGCCGTCTGCGAACGGGTTTTCGAGCGGAATAAACGGGAACCCGCCGAAGTTCACCTGATTGTCGAACGTCGTCGCACAATCGCCAGTGTACGACAGATTGCAGCCCGCCGCGACTTTGACCGTTGCTTCGATCGCAAGCTGCGAGAACGGAAAGTTCACGATGATTTCACGGCCGGTTTGCGCCGTAATCATGCGACGCTCGCCGGATGCCAGGAGGACTTCGCCGCCGATCAGGCGACCGTTCAAATTGCCGACGCTATCGACAATCAACGAACGCCCGTCGATTTCCTGAACCACGGCTTCGGTAGAGAACAAGGCTTCCAAAACTTTGCATCGTTCGTCGTACAGGACGTGATTGCACGGCGATTGAAAGAACACGTTCGGCACGTCGGCTTGAAGTGCAGCCGACAGCGTGGACGGCGAACGAATAGTCGCGACGCCATCCGACACCTGAATGTTTTCGATCGGTCCCTGCCAGTACGGAACCACATCGTCTAGCGAATGGAACCGGAAGATCGTCAAATCCAACGTCGGCGGTGCGGCTTGGAACCCGTACACACGGACGAGTTCGTTCTTCACCGAAAGCTGAAGCGTGATATCAAGCCCGTCGTCCTCTTGCGTACCGGCTTTGATTTCAGAACGCTTGATCGCAATCGGCAGATACAGCGCACCTTCGGGAGTGTTCGGGTAACGAACCGCCTTCGTTCCCGAAGTATAGAAATAGTTCGCGTAAGTCCCTTCGAACCGATAGAGTTCGGTCGGCTTGCCTTTGTGCCGCGATTGATCTTCGGAAGCGTATGTCATTCGTCCACCGTCCGCAGATTGATCGTCAAGCGCGTTTCTAGCGCCGAGTGTTCGCACGAAATGCGGTCATCCGCAATGCGAACCTTCAACAGCATCGATACGCGTTTCAGCGGCCGACCGGCGGGCAGGGCAGGGGCGAACGTGACGATCGAACGCCCGTTAGCAGCGACGCAATCTGCAACCTTCGCGAACTGAACCCCGCCGTCTTCGAAAACGAACGCGAGTTGACGAAACGCTTCGAACGGTGCGTATGCTTCATTGTATTCCGTCCCCTCAAACGAAATCGTACCGTTGCCAGGATTAGCGGCAACCGCGAAATCCTGCCGAAATGTGGGCAAGTAAAACGGGTTCGCCGATCCTTTAGCGTAGTCGGCGAATGCGCGCCACATTGCCCAAGTGTCAGGCTGAAGGACGCGTTGACATAGAAACACGCGAGGCATGACGATTTGCGCGTGAAGCCAAGGATTGCGGCTTTCGACTTTACCGCCGTAGTCCGTGAATTCGACGCCAGTGTCATACGTCTGATCGAACTCCGCACCGATCGAATTGACGTTTAGAACGGGATAACCGTTGAACATCGTAAGCGGATATGCGGCGAACTGATTGGCGAATGGCACCATGAAATCTAGATCGTTCATCTTCAGCGCAATCGAAGCCGCATAATCGGGATTGTTGCGCGTCACGACGGCCTCTCCCGCCGCGTACACGGGCCACACGGGGGCGATGTTGGCGCGACGGCCCCAGGACTGCCCCAGGGGCGCGATCAGGGCCGCACCGGCGGCGGTGACAGCCCCCAGGGCCACGGCCTCGACGCGGCCCGTGTGGTCGAACAGGATGGCCCGCCCGCCGGATCGCACGTCGGTTCGAGCCGAGCGAAACGCGATCGCATTCGAACCCGCCGCCACGCTGGCCGTCAACCGGGTTGCGGCTTGGTAGAACGGAAGCAACACGCCTTCGCCGCCGACCATCATCGTCATCATAACGTGCTGAAGTTCGGCGGCTTGGTCGAAAATCCACTTCATGCTTACGGAACGCTTTGGTTCGTCCCGCAAACTAATCCGCTGTTCGGTGCCGTTAGACGAAACGATGACGTTCGTGTTCCAAGTCCAATCTTCCCCAATCGGAATTTCGGGAACATAGTTGAACGTCTTCATTATCCGGCCGCTCCCATGAGTTGCTTCGCCAGCTTCGGATTGCGGCGAATGATGTTGAACACGACACGTTCGCCTTCAGCGGTGTTCATCGCGGCGAGAATGTCCTTCGGATCAGTGACGTTGACAACCTTCAAGTTCGTGTCGCCGCTTCCGCCGCCGTTGCCGCCCTGATCGTTCGCCCGCTGTTGCGCCGGGGTTTCGATCGTAACACGCTCGCCGCGCGTGACGTTCATGTTGATGTTGTTCGCGTCAACTCCCGAGCGACCGTCCACCATGAATTGCCCGCCAGTTGCGAAGCTGCCCACATTGGTCGAGAGGATGCCCGCGACTTGTGCGCCGGTTGCGACGGCGACGGCACCGGCTGCGATGATGTTGAACGGCGGGGGAGCCGACGCAAGCGCCTTCTGAACGGCGACATAACCGTCCATCGTTGCTTGCGCGACCGCCGCCGCTTTGCCGATCGCGGCCAGCTTCTTATTGCCGTTGCTCGACAGCGACGCCAGCGCACCGAACATCGTGGACGCGCTCTTGATGCGGAGTTCGGCGAACTTAGCGTCCAGGCCGTAGCGGGCCTGTTGCGCTTGGCGTTCGGAAAGAACATCCGCTTGGCGAAGCCGCTCGATTTCCGCGTACATTTGCGTTTTCGCGTCGAGCATTTGTTGATCGGCCAGAAGCGGGTTCACCACTTCGCCGATTTGCGCTTGGATATACTGCTGCTGCAACAGCGCGTTGTTCTTCGCGACAATCGCAGCGGCTTCCGCTTGTTGCGCCGCCGTGGCGTTCGTCAACAGGTCGATGCCTTTGGCCAGGAACGCTTGGCGTACCTGTTCCTTATAGTTGTTCTGATCGACCGCTTGACCGTACAGCTTCGACGCGGTGATTTGGGTATCGAGGGCTTCGTTCATCGCGAACAGCGGGTCGGTTGCTTCCTGATAGGCGCGCTTCGCCTTCAACACCGATTGCGAAGCCTGATCGGCCGAAATCGCCTGTTGCGCGAGCAAGTCCTTCGACGCGGTGATGACAGCGTTGTACGTGCGGAGCGGGCCGACGCTTTCCTCGTAAATTCGATCGCTTTCGGCCTGAACGAACTTGTACGCTTCGATCGCGCGAATCTTCCCCATGATGGAAGTCTTCTCCGCGTCGTTTAGCTTGATCTTCTTCGCCAGAAGGTCCGCTTCGATTTGGTCGAACCGCTGCTGAATTTCGCGTTCCGGCTTCAGCATCTTCATTCGCGCTAGTTCGTCGTCCAGCTTCAGGTTAATGACGGCCAGGGCACGCGCGCGGTTCTCCGCCGTCTTATCGACGGGTTCCTTCTTCGGCGCTTTCGGATTGCGGTTGGCAATGATCGCATCGGCCGCGTTCTTAATGCGACCCTTAGCAGCCTTCAGCGTGTTCGCATCCCAACGCTTCGCGAAGCCCTTCAGCGTCGCGTCGGCTTCGTGCATAGCTTCGACCGCGCTATCGGCGATAATGCCCATTGCGCTCGATCCCGAGCGTTCGAAGCGGCCGAAACCGACCTTGCCGATTTGCCCGAGCGTAATCCCGAACTTCGCGAGAACCGGCGCTGCCCATGACGTAAGCGCGTTCAAACCGTCGATCGCCTTGTTCAGCATGAATTCGACGGCTGCGATCACGCCATTCGCAATCGCCTTCGCCGTCTCCCCTGCCACCGTGGGCAGTCGCATGATGACGCGCGCGATTCCGGTCATGCCGCCGACGACAAGGCCGTAGAATCCGATAAAGGCGTAGCGAAGGAACGAAGTCGTCGCATCCCAGGCCGACTTGAAGTATCCGGTCACGCCTTCGAATGGAGCGGTGATCCCCGACAAGCCTTCTTTCACCGTAGCGACGAAGCCGTTCCAGCTATCGGCCATCGTGATCGTGACGGTATCGAACTTCTTCAGCTTGCCGTTTGCGTCCACGCTTTCGTTGCCAAGCTTCCGCATTTCCTTTTGCGTCAAGCCGAGCGAATTCGCGTACTTATTCAGTTCGGCGTCGTGCTTCGTCGCCATGTCGTTCGTAAACGACTTGAACCCGAGATATGCCGCGCCAAGCGCGATGACGAGCGGAGCGAACGGCGCGATCAATGCCCACACAGCTTTCGTCATGCCGCCTAGACCGATCCCGGCCGACGCTGCGATGCCGCCGATTTGCGAACCCTGCTGAATGAACACCGTAAGCGGGTTCTGCCCGGCTTGCAAAGAAACGACGATATCCTGAAGCTGATACCCCAGGTTCACCATTTGATGGCGTGCAAGTCCGCTTGCGGCCCCGGCTTTGCCGAGTGAGTTCGTAAGCTTATCCGCTCCGGTTGCGGCGTCGTTCAACACCTTCGGCGTATCGGCCGGGATCGGCGACGAATTGCGACGCATCGAGTTCGTGGCGCTCGCCGCTTCCGAGCGCGATCCCGCCGTGCCGCCGAGCGCCCCAGGGGCGGCGGGCTGCACCGTGTTGCGATCGTGGATCACACGCTGCGATGCGGACGCCTCACGGGCGAGTTCGGCCGACAGGCGCTTGGACGCGTTCGCCTCGCGATCCTTAGCCGCAGCGGCGCGGCTGGCGGCGGCTTCGGCCTTCATGGTAGCAGCCGCCGCCTTCGCCTGTTCCGTGGCCAGCTTGCCCGCTGCCAGGGCGGCGCGAGCGTCGATTTCGGCCGCACGCGAGCGCGCAACCGTCAACTTGGCCGTGGCGTTCATTTCGCGGGCCAGCGAATTCGTAACCGCAGCCGAAGCCGCATTCAGCTTCGCAACGCCGGAAACATTTACGTCCTTCAGCGCCGCTTTTAGCTTCTGAACCGAACTGAAGCCTTTGTCGGAAGCTTTCGCAATGCCGAGAATGTTCTTTTCGACATTGGGATCAACCTTGTCGGTGATTTCAATGTCAATCCGTTCATCGGCCACTTTGAAATCCCCTTACATCCGGCCTCGCACCACTAGCCGACCAAGTAGAACACTTCGCTCGACGTAACCGGCTGGCGCTTGCGTGCTTGAACCTTCGTTCAGGCGTCGGATGTAGTCTAGGACGTTGGACAAGTAAATCGCCTGTCCAGGCTTCTTCGCCTGAAGCGTTTCCTTCGCTTCGTCTATCGTCATTGCCGACGACGGGCCGAACGTCGATCCTAGCGAACCTAGGAAATGGGCGCGAATTGGAGTATCGGAAACTGGCGTGTTAAGCTTCACGCGCCAGTTCGAAATAGCCGTGCTTTCATCAACTGGCGTCACGTTCGCCAAGTCGGTTACGATCGCCACCGTGACTTTGATCGCAAGCTTGCTCCCCATTTCGGGAACTTCCTTCGCCTTCGCTCGCATACGCTTTGCAAGATCACGAAGGTTCTTTGCCACGGTGACGATACCTTCCGGTTTTCCCGCCCTTGTCAGGTGTGGGCAGCTTCGACTTGTAGTATTTCAGAAAGGCCGTGTCCATCTTCTGCGCGAAGAACCACAAGTCTTCCGTCTGTTCTTCCGACAAGTCGTAATCGCGTGCAAACTCGAATGCACTCGACCGGCGAATAGGATCAAGTTCGGATCGATCCCGTTCTTTGTCTAGGTCGAACCAAGCGTTAAGCCAAAGTGCCGATCCTAGACGAAGTACCGGCGCGTTTCGCACTCGCGCCGGAAGTTCTTCGCCGGTATTCGCCGCTTCTTCTCTTAGGCGACGCTCTACTTCGGGCGGGTATTCGAACGAGTAGAGTAAAACGTCGATTAGTTTCCCGCCGTTGCGTCCTTGTCCTGTTCGCGGAACGACGCGGCCTTCTTCGCCTTGTCCTCCCAATCGTCGTACAGGTCGGGCAGTTCGGCGAACAGCGCGAGCGCGTTCTCGCGGTTGAAGTCGAGCAGCTTGTGCTTGTCGTCGTCCACGCCGGTCAAGTCGTACTTCGGGATGTTGCCCCAGCCGAGCAAGATCGTATCCACGAAGACGCCCTGAAGCATCTTGTTCGCCAGATCGTTGTCCAGGCTTTCGTTCTGGATCGCCGACTGATGCGGACGCGTGACGGCTTCGAGCCGCTTCGTGTACCGCTTGTTGGACTTCGACATGCGCGAAATGCGAATAGTCATCGGCAGACCATTGAATTCGTTGACGCCGACTTCCAATTCGACACCTTCGACTTCTGCGACCTGATCGGTTTTGAACGTCTTGCGAAACGACATGCCCGGTACTCCATGAAAAAAGGGAGCCGAGTTGCCCCGGCCCCCTTTCCGTAGTCTGTTCGCTCGCCACCGGCAAGCGACGATAATTCAGCGGCCGTTCGCGATGCCCACATTGGGGACATACGGAAGCCAATTCAGAAGCGCCGTGTGGCCGAACGGAGACTGCGCGCCCATGATCGTCAACGGGAGCATGATCGGCGCGTCCATTTCGATGTTCAGCCGCCCGCCGCCGGTCGCGATCAGCGGCACGTCGAGAATGACCGCCGCGTTCTGCTTCGAATAGATCGCGTCGAAGGTCACGTCGAGATTGTCGCGGATCGACAGCGTTCCGGCGTTCGAATTGAAATACGCCGTGAACTCGCCGTCGAAGTCGAACTGCCCCGCCGTCGTGTCGAAGCCGCCGAGCGTGCCCTGCGCCTTGTTCACGGTGACATTGTTGTTGATCGACGCCGACCATTCGGTGACGCGCGCGAAGATCGGCGTCGGGTTCAGCGTGTCTTCGTCCAGAACCGACAGACGAAGCCGGAAGACGTTCGAAGACGTGTTGAACAGATCGTCGCCTTCGGCCTTCACGACGGTCGAACCGGCGTCCTTATGCAGCGGCCCTTCGGCACCGTCGCGCGGCGTGTGCGACATGGCGATGCCCGCGATATCGATGTTCACCTTGTCGGCGAGCGGCGAATTCCAGGTCATTTCGTTGAGAACGAAACCGGCCAGGGATTCCGACATGATCCCGTTGTCGTCGCGGCCGAGTGTGCGCTCGACGGTGTGAGTGTATTTCACGATCAGTTCGGGATCGTCTTCGTTCTTGACGAGATAGCCGAAATACAGGTCGATCGTCTTCCCCGCGCCGTCGTTGGGAGCGCCGATCGCGCGCGTCGTCTTATCGAAGCGAATGTCGTCTTCGTTGACTTCGGCGATACGCGCGTAGAAGCCCGGCAGGTTGTCGAAATGGGTTGCGGCCTGATCGCCGCCGACGAAAACCCATTCGCCGGGGATCAGGTCGAACGTCCGCATATCGAACGAACCCGATGCGAGAACCGCGACGCCGCCGACGACGGAAATCGAGATATCGCCCGCCGGGAACCGATGCCCGACGACTTCGACCCGACCGTTCGTGGCGGCTTCGGTGACGAGCGCCGACGTGGTGGAAACGTGCGTTGCGTCCGCCACGCCGTTGACGACGTGAAGGCCGTTGTTGCGACGGAAGTTCGACGCCAGGATCAGCGAATTCGCGACGAAGCCCGTCGAATCGGCGACCGTGAAGTCATCGGTTCCGGCGTCGGCCATCGTTGCGAGCGTCGTCGGCTTGCGGCGGATCGCAGCGAAGAAGAACGCTTCCATCGTGTCGTTCATGCCGCGCTGCGTGAAGTCTTCGTTCCAGCCGCCATCGGCGTCTAGATCGACGGTTCCGCCCTTCTTCCGCTGGCGCGACGGGCTGAACGGCCGACGCGCGATCGACGTGTATTCGCCGCCCAAGTCATCGAACGAATTCGGCTCGCGCTCGCGGAAGATCGGGGTTGCGCCGAGAACGCCGTTGCTTTCCTCGCGGGCGACGTAAAGCCCGACTAGATTGGAATCCTGCTTATCGCCCGCCATGATTTAGTTCCCTTCGCCTGAAATTTCTTCGTATTCGTATTCGCACTTCACGTTCCAACGAAGCTTTGAACCTTCGGGGTCCAGTTCGTTGAAGCGTGAATTCCGAAACGTCACCCCCGAAGCGGTTTGCGCGTTGCGGAATATATCGCGGGCGAGTGTTGCTAGCAACTCCCCATTGAAGAACCCGTCGCGTTCGCTCGCGGGCACGAACAATTGAACGAAAACCAAACCGCTAGTCGTAAACTGCGCTGGCGAAGCCCCAGGTTCGTCGCTCATAATGTGGGCACTTTGCGGCGACGACACCTGTTGCATCGAAATTCGGCAGTAAGCGCCGGTCGGAACTGCGCCTACTTCTTTGCCCTGATATCGAATCGAAGGCATTGGCGCACGAAGCGTTGAACTCGTCCACCGATCGGTGAACAACGAATACACTTCGTCTCGCGCTTGCGACGGGGTAGCAGTCACCGTTTGATCCAGACGTACCAAAGGATTGCGATATCGTTGGGCGCTAGACGATCCAACTTGACGATTTCCGCATGACCGGACGGAAGAACAACCCAATCGGTCAAAGCCGGTTCGAAGTCCTGTCCGCCCGCCATTAGCAAAATTTCAGCCGAAGTTGGGATTTCGGTCCCGTCGATCATCGAACCGAAGTTGCCCGCACCATAGCCGAGTTCTTTGGGCGAAAAGATCGCGACGCGCACCGGGAATTCGACGGGATCGCCTTCGCCTTCGCGCCAGGGCTTCACGTTCTCGTCGTCGGGCGCGGGCTGAAACCAAACAGCTTCGCAGCCGTCTTCGGCAATAACTTCCTTCGCCGCCTCGATATCGTCGGCGAACGGGTTCATGCTCGATACGTCCGCAGTCGGAATGCTTGCCCACACTTCAGGGGCGCGAGCAATGCGTCCACCATCGGAAGGTCGGGCAAGTAATCCGACGCCTCATAGTATTCGCGTTCGATCGGTCCCGTCTTCCGCTTCTTCAGCTTCGGCGCGGCGGCACGCGACGGGACGAGTTCGATGCCGTTGTAGCTGTCGAGCGAAAGGTGAAGCTGCGCCTTCACGACGTTGATCGGGATCGACAACACCGCGTCGGGTGCGGTGTCGCCTTCGACCAAGCCGCGCCGGGGGTATAGCGTCCACTGTTCGCCGGGATATGCCAGTTCTCCGCGCAAGCATTGCGTGAAGAAATAGTCCATCGCGCGGATCGCCGCCGCTTCGGCCTTCGGAAAGTCCGCTTCAGCGATGACGATCCCGCGTTCTTTGGCGTGCTGAACGATTTGTTCAACAGTGACGTAGGAATTCGCGTTCTCGACGCCAGTTCCATTTTCGACAACTAGCGGCATTGCGAATTCCTTACGCGTTGCGGGACCAGCCCGCGCCGGGGTTGGGAGCCGGGGGCGTGACCGCCGGGCGAGGCTCGCCGTCCGCCTGGGGCTGGCCAGGATCGGCCAGGGGCGGCGTTGGGGCGGCGGCGGGTGTCTTACCCTCCCGAGCGTCCGCGACGGCCTGATATCGAGCGGGCACCAGCCCCGCCACGCGGTCGAACGCTTCGATCGATTCGTCGGGCCGCGTCAACGCCGCATTGCGGAATTGCACGCCCGGTTCGTATTCGAGCGCCGACTTGATTTCGGCTTCGGTAGCCGAAGAACCCGCGATGAAGAACAAAGTCTTCTTCGACTTGAAATGCTTTGCCATGCCCGGTTGTCCTTTCGATACGACAAGGCCGGGCGAGTTCGAAAACCCGCCCGGCCCCGATTAGGTCACTTGACCTGAAGAAGAACGCCGGCGGTGTCCTTCACGCTCGACGCCGTGCGATCCCAATTGTTCGCCGTGCCGAGCGCCGCGTCGTTCGGCGACTTGCCGCCCGTCGCCTTGTCCCAGGTGTAACCCTTGACGCCGACGTTGTACGACCATTCGGACTGAATGGTGCGGACGATGTTCTCGTCCCCGTTCTTCGTCTCGACGTTCTGGATGAAGTCGCCGTTCATTTCGACCGACACCGCACCCTGAACCATGCCCGCGATGAAATGCGTATCCGGCGTCGGCGCGATGTTAATCAGCGACGGCGAATCCGTGACGATGAACGGCCGACCGAAGCCGTCCTGCTTCACGTTCACCGAACCGAACATGAACAGTTGGTTCGTGTTCGTGAGGGCGGTGCCGAAGATATCGAACATCGACTTCGAGTGCATCGCCCATCCGGCGATGTTCGCCGACGCGTCGCCGAACTTCGAAGACGCCTTCAGAAGCGTCTGGAAATCCGTGTCGTTCGCCGACACGTCTTCGTAAACGTCGGCCTCGCCGTTCAGCGCGGCGACATAGACGAGCAGGGCCGTGTTCAGCATGTCGGCGAGGGTGTCCTTCGCCAACTGCTGGCCGTACACCGCGCCCGCGACTTCCTCGTTCTGCTGAATCCAGTGCAGCATACCGGGATCGATGCGGACCGGCGGCGTACCGGCGGCGACCTTGACCATCGTGTCGATCAGGTGTTCGAGATTCTTCTCCGCGACCGTACCGGAGCCGTAGGCGTTACGACGACGAACCAGCCCCTGGATTTTCGCCCAAAAGGCCTTGTCGGAATAGTCGCCGGTGTTCGCCGCCGACCGCAGAATCATCGTGCCGCCGGAAGCCGCGTTGAAAAGATCGACCTGCTGGGCGAGCGTTTCGGTGAACGCGGTGTACGTGTATTCGGAATACACCGCCAGATCGGAAAGTGCCATGTGTTCGTTCCCCAATTCGGCGGTGTCTTCCACGATGGATAGACGAACGCGCCTAGTTCTGCGCTTCAGCTTCGGCCCGCGCCGCCTTATCGGCCCCGATCTTCGCGGCGATATCCGCCGCGTTGGCCGTGGCCCAATTGAAGGGCTTCGTGTCGTCGCCGGGTTCGCCAACCTTCGGGGCACCGCCGCCAAGGGGCTTGACCGAAGGCTTGGGAGCGCCGCCGCCCGATGCCTTCGATCCGACGATGATAGAGGCGTAATCCTTGTTTGCAACAAATTCCTGCTGCAATTTTTCGATCGTCAAGTCGGACGACACCTTGCCGTCCGCGCCCTTGACCTTGACCGTGGGCACATCGCCGTCCAAGTCCACGACTAGGCGCTCGCGGATCGCCTTCGACATGAGTGCGGGCACGGTCGAAATCTTCCCCGCCATCGTGTTCGCGGTGCCGTCGAGAAGCGTGTTCTCCGTGAACTTCTTATACTTTTCGACGGTTGCTTCGTGCGTCTTCTTCAACGCTTCCACATCCGGCGCGGCGTCGATCGTCGCCTGAAGTGCGTCCTTATCGGCCTTCAGGGTTTTGACGGTTTCCTTTTCCTTCGCGAGTGCGCGCTTGATCGGCCCCACGTCTTCGGCAGCGGGCAGTCCTGAAACGTCGGCGACGTATTCGCCATCGGCGTCGCCCGCAACATAGTTGCCCTTCATTTCATCCGACAGCGCATCATACGCGGCCTTATTGATCTTGAACTTGATTGCCATGCCCGGTTCCCTTCTTCGGTTTAACTTAGGATCAGCGACCGTTTGCCCCGGAATTCTTCTAGGGTTAGCGGCTTCGAATTTTCATAGCGCGGCGACACCTTTCCGTCAAAGGCGTCGGCCTTAAATTCTTCAGACTGCGCGTTTGCCCACACTTGGAACGATGGCATGTCGGCGAGCGGCCCCCGGCCGGTGACGGGAACGATCGAGGATCGGCAACCGACGTGCGCGGGCGGCACCGGACCTTTGCCGTATTCGTAAATTAACCAAGCCCGGCTTCGGCAGATTTCAGTCGTTCCGTTGTCGAGAACGGAAATCCATTGATACTTGTCGAACACCTTCGAAGCGATGCCCGCGTTCGTGTTCGCGTTGATGTGCTGAATGACGGTGTTCGAAGCCGCGTTGCCTTGGCGTGCGATCAGCGCGAGCAATCCGTCGTTCAGGCTCGCGTCCTTCGTACCTAGCAGGGCGTCAAGCAATTCCTGTTTCTTCGACTTATTCGCCCAATGTTGCGTGACAAGTTGCGTGATCTTGTTCGTGGCCAGGATGCCGTTCGCCGACAGGAAGATACGCCACAGATAGCCGTTCGCCCCCATCGGCATTGCACCGATCGACGCCCATAGCTTTTCTTCTTCCGGCGCTTCTTCCACGTCTTCGGGATCGACACCTTCCACCATGCCGAACGCGAACTTCCACAGTTCGTAATCAACGTGCATGTATTCTTCAAGCCACGCGATTATGTCGTTCAGGTAGGCGTCGAATATCGTCTTTGCAGTTGCCTTCAGGGTTGCTAGCAGTTCGGTTAGCTGGCGCTTCGTCATGTCCCCCAGGTTGTCGAAATCAGCGAAGGCTAGATCGCGACGAAGCGCGACGTTAAGCCGCGCGATCGTTGCGAAGTATTCGCTGTTCTTCTTCGCCTTCAATCCTTCTAGGTAGAATTGATGACGAAGAATCGAGTTCAACAACGGGTCCACGCTTACGCGCCCGGCTTAGGTGCGGGCTTCGGTTCCGGCTTAGTTCCCGGTCCCGGCTGCGGATTTGCAGCCGCGAGGGCTTCCGCTTCGGCGACCGCGTTGGCAAGCTGATCCGCGACTTGCTTGTCGAGTTCCGTCTTTGCTTCGGCATCGGGCAGAATAGCGATACCGGCCCGCTTCATGTTCATGCGATATTCGCTGAACGTGATCGCGCCCGACTGATATTCCTTCAGAAGTTGCGCGCGTTCGTTCGCGTCCATCGTGGTTAGATCGAATTCAGTGTTCAGCGAATACAGAATGCCTTCTTCCGGCGCACCGACGAACACCGCCGCCCATTCGAGCGCCCACTTGATCGCGCTTGCCGTGTTCTTCGCGACCGACGACAGAATGGACGTTTCCGAAACGTTGTCGATCGCAGCTTCCGTCGCCGTAGCAGCGACGCCGCCCGCTTGCGTTGCTTCGACAAGCTTGGCCCCCAGGGAAAGCATCTGCGCTTCCTTTTGGTCCATCGCTTCTTTCGACATGGTGTTCGGCTGAACCTGAAGGATGCCCGCCGCGCCGTTCTCGGGCAGCATGACACCGCCGCGCGATCCGAGCGCGACGCCGCCGCCCATGACTTTTTCGACCCATTCCTGCGAAAGCCCGGCGAACCACGGCGTCGGCTGGCCGAGCATATAGGTTGCTTCTTCGTAATCGGCGCTGTTTCGATAATGCGCGATGTTCAGCGCGCAAAGATCGTACATCGGCGGCACAGCCGGATTGCTGTCGTTGTTCTGAACGCCGACGAATGAGAACGGGATTTCGGTGATCGGCTGGCCCGCACCGTCCTTCGGATAGTACGTGAAGTCGGCCTTCGTCCCCATCTTGTTCCGGTAAATGTCGATCACGTAATGATCGTTTTCGTCCAGACGAAGAACCCGGTACTGATCGCCGATCGTGGTTTCGAACCCGTCGTCCTTCTTAACGTAATCCTCGCGGAACACGACAAGCGACAGAATGATCTTCGCTCCGCGCTTCTTCACGCGATGATTGATACAATCCCAGGGCGCGACGATTTGGATCACGGGCCGAACGTCGCCAGCTTCGATTTCGGCCTTCGAAGCGATTTGTTCGTCCGCGTCTTCCTTCCCGGTGGCTTCGACCGAAGGATAATCGACGTACACGCCGCACCGGCCATAGGCGACGGTGTAGCTGGCGGCTTCGGCCCCAAGTTGCTCCAAAGGAACGCCCGCGCCCGTCGCATCCTCGATAACAGGCTTCAGAAGATCGGGCACCGTATAGGTCGGCGCTCGCATGAAGATTTGACCGACAAGCCCGCCTTGTGTGCGCTGCGCGACATTATAGAACACCGCTCGCGTAATATACGCGTTGTATCGGCGAGCGTTTTCAGCCGACAAGTCTTCGGGGTTCGGCATCGGCAGATACTTCATCCGCCGGAACTTCACCTTCGTTTCGCCTCCCAGGCAATCGCGGATAAGTTCGTACTGCGGAAGAAGCGCGCGAACGACGGGATGAACGAAAGAAACATTCGGCATTGCTTTGGCCCCTTACGTCGCAAACTTGACTTTGATCTTCTGCGCCATCCGATTAGCGCCCTTCAGAACACGATATCGAACCATGTCGTAAGGGTGATCTTCGGCGTCCGTGTCAACGTCGTCCATATCGGTGTCGTCTCGCGGAAGTGTGGGCAACGTCGTAACCGAAGCCCGGCAATTGTCCATAAAGAACAGCCCGGCGTCTTCTCGATTGTCGCGCGATGCTTCAAGCCGATCGCGCATAAGCTGCAAACCGACCTTGCGCGATCCCGGCGACTTGTCGCTTTCGATCCAACGAACTCCGCGCGAACCCATCTTCTTTTCGATCGTATCAACGTCGCTTTCGCGAACGTCTCGGATTTGATTATCAGCGGGACCGGGCCAAGGCTGTTCCCAAATCCAACCGTCGCGAAGAAGTTCAAGTTCGTATTCAATAATTGCTTCTGCGATCGTGAATGCGCTTTCCATCAAACCGCGATTGCTTCCTAGCTTTTCGGTTCGATAGAGTTCGCCGATTTGGATCAACGTTCCGGCTGGCGGAGCAAACCGCCAAGTCGTTCCGTCCACAAGTTCTAACAGAAGTTCTTCGCCATTTGCTTCGGCCCACCAGCCCACACTTGTCGGATGCGTCGAACCCCAATCGAGCGAACGGTCGATCCGCCAGCCCGCCGGAATCGGGAACCGGGGCAGGATGTGAACCCCCTTGCGCCACACGTCATCGAGCGCGCCGCCCGCGACGATATCCCAATCGCCTTCAAGCCAAGCGGCTCGCTTGTTCGGATCGGTGATCGCGTCGAGTTCGGCAATATAGGCCGGATCGAGATAAGGGTTTTCTTTGTAGCTTCCGAAGATCGCAATCTGTTTGCGAACGATCGTGACTTCCTTCTTCAGCGCCGGGTGAAACACCTTGCTTTCGGTTACATAAATCTTTCCCATCGGAACGGGATCGATGAACCGCGACTTCACCCAATTGTGGCCAGGGCCATACGGGTTAGTCGTGCTGAATACTTCTAGCGGGATCGGCGGAAGGTTATAATCGTTTTCGGCTTCGTTCCAAACGCCGTCCTTCTCTTGCGTCCACGAACTTCGGTTACAACTCATCATCGAATCGTAAGGGTCCGACGACGGGTACTTACAAAGTTCGTTCCAGCCGATAAACGGGAATTCCTGCCCGTGATAGTTCCAATAATCGTCGGGCTTCAAAAACTGGCGGAACATGAGTTCTTCGCCAGTTTTCCAAACCCATTTATAATCCCCCTTGCTTTCGAGGAACTTGCATTCGTCGCCGAAAGCTTTACGAAAAATGCGCTTCGACTTGATAATCAAGTCGTCCAGGTTTTTGTATTTCCGATCGAAGATCACGCCGCGCCAATAGGTTCCGTACCCTTGGCCGACCCATTGCGCGAACCGCATCAACTGACAGTCGGTTTTCCCAGGGCCGCGCGTGCCGTGATAGAGAATGTGCGACGCATTAGTCTTCAGCGCGAACTCTTGCGAAGTTCCCGGTAGAAATGCCCAAACGACTTCTTTTTGCGGTTCAGTCTTTGACGGGCGCGCGAGCATTTTCGACCAACTTCATTTGCTGCTGCTCGAACTGCAAAGCGAACAAGGCTTCTTCAGCCTCGCCCTGAACGCGGCGCGGCGTCTGGATCACGTTCTGAACGTACACGTTGCCGCCACGGCTTCCGCCGTCCTTCTGCATCCCGCGAATTTTCGACATAAGATCGATGCCGGTTATTTTGACTTTCGGATCGGTCGCGGCCAGAACCGTGTTCCACAATTCCTTTTGGATTTCGTCGTCGCTCGGAAGCAATAGCGAAACGTCGTCGCTTCCGACTAGGCGAGCGATTTCAGCCTGAACTATGGGATCAGTAAGCCAAGCTTGCGCTTGCATCGCCCGGCCGTAGTTGTGCGGTCCTTTGAACAGCACATAACCGGCCATCATCGCTTGCGAGGGGTTCCCCGCCACGATGTTCGCGAACTGCATCTTCAGGTCGTATTCGTCTTCGTCTTCACGAAACGAAAAGCCGTTCGATACGATAGGGTTCGGTTGCGCCCAAGTCATGACCGAACCCTATATGACCGCCCTTAACGCTTCAAGTCCCCACATTGGGATCGGCGCGTTTTGCAGCATCGCTTCGCCACTGGCGCATTCCGTCCACCTTTGCGGCGCAACGGTCGCGCTGATCGCGCGCGACGGCCAGTTCGTCGGCCAGGGCGGCGTTCGTGGCGGGATCGGTGTTGCGTTGGTCGCACGGCTCGACCAACTGCGGATCAGGCAAATCAGCGGGGCGCGGCGTCACCTTCACCGGCACGTAGCGCCCGCCGCACGCTGCTAGGGACAGCGACAGCGCCCCAATCACGAACACCCGGTTCATTCGCTTTCGCCTTCTCGATAGTGGTTCGGTATTCGATCAGCCGGGTTTCGCTTCGACCGATCTTCGCTGCGACTGCGGCTGCGATTGCGTCGTTATCGACACGGGCTTTCGCCAGCGTGTCGATCGTGGTTTTCAGACTAGCGTTCGCTTCGGTCACGTCGGCGACGCGAGCCGTAGCGCGGTCGCGCTCCGCCGTGCGATCGGTGATCGTGTTCCGCATGAACAGCACAACGAACGCTAGCGCGATGATGACACCGAACGGCCAGAACTTTCGAACGAATGCCCAAGTCACATTACAATCCGATCTTTCAAATTGCGCTCGATACGAACTAAGATTTCGTTACCGCGAGTAACTTCGTCAACCAAATCGCCAAGGCGCTTGTAGTTTCGATCTAAAGCCCGCTCCACGTCTTCGCCGTCATCAACCGCAACTTGTATCGACCGTTCAATCGCGTGCGACAGTCGTTCGAATACTTTGCTATCGAGAATTTGGGCGGATGCAATCGGCGTTTCAACCGTAGTCGAAGTTGTCATGCTTTGCGCGATCGATCCCGGCAGCTTCGGCTTAATCGCTTTCCAAAGCCAACCGCCGATCGCCAACATGAACGTGCCGAAGAAAAGTCCTAAACCTGCAATAACTTGATATACGAAAGGAAGTTCAGTTAGATGTTTCGGGTCCATCGCGCGACGCTCGCTTCTTATCGAACACTTCGCGAGCATCGGCCGAAGATCGGAACACGTTATACATATCCAAAGCAAGAAGCCACGGAATGACGGCCCAACCCAAGCCGGGAACTCCCGACAGGAATAGACCTATCGCAAGTTGCCACCATACGAAACAGGAAAAGAACGCCAGCGCCATTCGAATGTACGGCGTGATAGGCTTGCGCCCATTTACCCATAAAGCGCCGATGCGGACTGTTCCCACACTCAACAGGATCACGCCCCATTGAACCTGCGATGCGAAGTTCGACAGCCCGACGAAATACTGTTCGTTCGAAGCAAACATCGTGGGAGCGCCGAAGAACAGTACCGCGAGCGTGGCCAGGATGATTGACGCGAGCCATTCGCCTAGACGAATGTTAAAGTGCGTGCCGTAGCGAACTACCAAAGTAGTCATAAACGAACCTTCCGAGTTCATACGCCCCCAGCCTTTTCCGCGCGATCCGCGAAGAACTTGTAAATAACAAGCCCGATGCCGCCGACCATTGCCAGGACGAACACGATCAACGCAACCTGCCCCAGCAGCGTTCCGTTGACGTGGGCCTTGGCGGTCCCTGCGGCCTCTAGGGCGACTTGTCCAGTGACGCCCGCACCGGCCAGGGCAGCGCCGACGCCCTGGGCAGTCTTCAGGATCGACACCTGCGATCCGAGCGCCTTCGCGGGCGCTTCCTCGCCGGGCTTCGATCCGATCGCGGCCGGGAGTTCCTTGCGCGGGATCGGCGTGCCGATATCGGCGCGTGCGATCAGGATGGCGAAATCGCGAACGCCCTTGTCGCCGTCGCGAACGTCATCGAAGTTGCCTTCGACGCGGCGCTTCCATCCCTTGCCGAACGTCTTCCACGTCTTCAGCGACTTCAGGAACTTCATCCGGCGGTCGAGATAGGAATTGATGACGCCTTCCTCGTCCACTTCGGCGATGATGTTCGCGGCTGCGATCGTGTCTTCGCCGCAAATGCCGTCGATCTTCATCGGTGCCAGTGTGGGCACGCGGTTGCCAGCGAACGAATTCAACGCCCGCTGCAAATCCTTGATCGCCTTCGACACGCCCGAGTTCACGGCGTAGTCGAACACCGCGTAATCAAGCCCGGCCGGAAGCCCGTCGCATCCGGCCAAGTTCCAGTATCGATCGCGATAGATATCTTTGGTTTCGGCAGCGGTGATCGATTTGACCGACCGAAGCTTCAACCCCTTCGTGGTTCGATACGCGTCGTAAACGCGTTGCGTGACGCCTTTGTTCGTCGGCCCGCCTGGATCGGTCGGATGATTCACGTAACCGCCTTCGTGCGCGAGTACGAGCGGAAGGACGGCTTCGTATTGCTTGACGGACATTGGCTAGGCTCCCGGTCGATTTCGCCGGGTATGGCACAACAGAAAACCCCCCGCAACGCCTAGCGTCGCGAGGGGTTCCCTAAGCCGCCGATCGTGGGAGGATCGGCCAGGGCAACGCGATCCAGACGCGCGCCCCGGCGGCGGCTAGCCGATTAGGCGGTGCGCCACACGCGGGCACCCGCGCCCTTGGGGTCCGACGCGTCCACGGCCTTCACGCTGAACTTGCGCGTGAATTCGAGAACGGGCACGGTGTTGCCCTTCGGGGTCGTCTTCGTCTTGCCGGTGTCGGTCGCGAACGACTTCGACGCCGCCGACACGGTGGACGCGATCGACTTGGCCGGGTTCGGCTTCTCGGTCGTCGCCGGGATGTGGAACGACTGATTGACTTCCAGCTTCTCGAACGGATAGGCGACCGACGAACGGCCACCGCGCGTCGAAGGCATCGGAACGTCGGTGTCGATCTCGAACGTCTGCGCCGACGCGTTCGAAGCGTTGTTCTGTTCGTTCAGGGCGGCGATACCCTTCTCGGTCGCGCGCGTCGCCACCTTGTCGCCGTCCTTCATTTCGCCGTTGATTTCGACCAGCCCGTCCTTCAGCAGCCCGGCGTGCTGCGCGGGGGTCGTCATCAGGAACGGCGTCGCCTCGACGGCCATCGCGGCGACGATCGAAGTCATCAGCGTGTGGTTCTTCTTATTCATCGGAAATTCCCTTCGCTATGCCCGGTTGATCCGTGCTGCAAACGGCTATCGACCGATGCGGTTTCATCGTCAAGCGATTTTTTCGCCATCCTGCGATTTTTTCGGCATCCCTTCGATTGCGATCTTCTTCGCCGAATTCAACGAAGCCTGAATGGTCATCGCCGACGCCACCGCTTCGTCCAACCCCTTCGATTCGAGATAACCGATTAGGTGTTCAAGATACCCGGCGGTTTCGTGCGCGATCCTATAGAGCAACGCCGATGCGGCCAGGACGTTGACGTATTCGGGGTTCAGGTGTCGAACATCGGTGATCGCGAGGGGGAACTTTGGATAGCGGTTATCGATCGCGAAAAGATAACCTTCCGCGTTGATGACGGATCGCTCCATCATGTCTTCGTGTTTTACCATTGCCCGGTTCCGTTCTTCAATCTTCAGCGCGGAAGAACTTGCGCTTAGGCGTTTCGCCTAGTTCCGTGGTGCGCGTCGGTCCTTTGGGATTGCACACCGGACAACACGGGCATGGTTTCGGCTTCGTTACCTTAGCGTCTTCCATGCCCGTGTCCGTCATCGATCAGTTCTCGCCGAGATACGGCGACTGATAGCCGGTCATCGGCCGCTCGCGTTCCTCATTCGCATCGTCGCGACGATCCTGAACGATTTCGGCGTTGGTCGGCGCGGCCTTCTTCGCGTCCACGCGCGCGGCCATCAGCGACGGATGCTCGCCGACCGTCGATGCCATGTTCGCACGCGACGACGGGCGACGCTGCGGATTGTAGTCGGGACGATCGACCTGGGCGACGGTAACGGGGTTCACCGCGCCCGCCGTGTTGTGATTGGACGAGCCGGTGGCCTGATTCTCGATGTTGTCGAGCGCCATCGCGCGATCCGCTTCGGTCGTGTCCTCGCGAAGCTTCTCGCCCGAAGGTGCGTCCATGCCCTTCACCGACGCGTCGGCCTTCTCGCCCGACTTGACGAACGCCTTCGCGCTGTTGTCGAGCGTGTCCAGCCCCTTCGACGGGCCGGGCTTCGTCGCCGACTTCGCGGAAGGCGTACCGGTGTCCACCGTCGTCGTTGCCTTCGGCGACGTGTCGGCCTTGTCGCCCGCGACGGTGCCTTCGACTTCGACCTTCGCCTTGTCGCCCGGCTGCGCGCCGGAATTCGCATTGGTATCCATGTTCGATCCTTTCGAAAGGAACCTGGGGAAACAGCGCGTCTCCCCAGGCCGACGCGAACCTAGCAGTCCATGCCTTCGCAGTCACCCGCGTTTCGCTTGTCGTGGCGCTCGACAGGAGCCTCGCCGATGTTCTCGCCGCCATTGCCCACATTGGGGGCCGACTGCGCCCCAGCGGGCAGCGGCGGATCGTTGCGGACGCGCGCCGGGATCGCGTCGAGCGCCGGAAGCCCGGCCGTCTGTTCGAACAACGGTGCCGTCGTTTCGAGGCGCTGG